CATTCCAACCACGTATCGGGTTTAAGACTCGTTACGGAATGGTTCTTAACCCATTTGCTAAGGGACTTGCTGCTCTATCTGATTCAGATCCACAAGCTGCAGGTAACCTCAACGCTAACGCTTACTACAGAAGAGTTAAAGTTGCTAACCTAATGTAATTCGGATATTACATACTCCTCAAAGAGACCCTACGGGGTCTCTTTTTTTGTCTAGGTATAAACTCGTAGGCATTTCTTTTTGTAAATTTGTAGCAGAAAATACAGTGTGGATTCGCCTACATAATAGTAGAATTGGAGGAAACAAGATGTTCCCAAAGTTCTTTGTAATGAGGTAAATAAAAGGAGATACGATGCATAATAGAGTTTCACATAACCAACTGGCAGGTTGGAATATGACCGATAGTAATTCAACCAATACAGCTTCAAGCGACATAAATCAGATCGACGATTATTTTGACTGCCTAATAGAATGTGCCGACTTACCTGCATCGTGCAAAGCAATGTGTAAAAATGTATTCGATTAGAACTATGCACTAAAACTTTTTTGAAAGGGGTCTAAATAATTAGACCCTCTTTTTTTATGCATGGATGCCATCACAGGTTTTGTTGATGAGTATTTGAGTACCTTCAATCCTCGCGAAATAATAAAACCCCAAGGTTGGAATAGAAATTTCTTTGGTGTACCTAACTTTCATAGAAAGGTTATGTACAAGGAAGGACAGTACCAAGTTGAATGCTTGAACTGGCCACCACATGCTATCATCCCAGAACATAGACATCCAGACATTGACAGTTATGAAGTATACATACGTGGCAAGATAAGTTTTAGTCATGGTGGTTATTGGATAGACAGTCATCCAGAACAAGAGAAGATATGTAAAATGCGATCCGATTTTTTTACCCTTAAGGTATACCATGATGATATACATGGTGCATTCATGGGTGATGGTAGATCCATATTCATGTCAGTACAACACTGGCAGAATGGTGTCAAACCTACTACAGTTGGTGAGAACTATGTTGGTGAATACAACATTGATGATGTGGAAGGGCAGAGTACCAGAGGTAAGAATGCCGAGTTGTCATGGATAGATGCTGCACATAACGAAACAAGTAAACCAGATTTTAAAGACTTCAGATTTAATATCTACGACAAAATAAGAGATCCAGAAGTTTTCTGGCTTGGATAAATAATACGGAGACCTGCGTGAACTAATGGAACCAAATCTTTTTTCTCCCCAAAATCAAAATTTTCTATCACCAATAGGTTTTAAATTTATTATTGGTAGGACACCTAATGTGGATTATTTTTGTCAGTCTGCATCCATACCTCAAGTGGAGATAGGTGTGAGGGAGATAACCACACCAGTCAAAGAGTATTCTTTACCTGGCGACAAGATGACCTTCGGTGATCTTAACCTAAGGTTCTTAGTCAATGAAGACTTGGATAATTATTATGAAATTTACAAATGGTTAAAGGGTCTTACTAACCCTAAGCACCAAAAGAATTTCGCAACGTATCTTGCTAGTGTCGATGAGAAGGGTAGACCAGAAGAGTTTGATAAGATGATGAGTGATGCTCGATTACTTATACTTAATAGTAATTACAACACGATATCAAATATCAATTTCTTTAACATCTTCCCAACTAGTCTCACTACATTAGAGTTCGATGCATCAGCAACTGATGTTAACTACCTCACGGCCGACGTTAATTTTAAGTATACTCTCTACGAGATCACAGATAAGAATAATAATAAAGTATGAATCTAGACACCTTGAATGACATGTGGGAGAAAGACTCACAACTAGACGATGAAAAATTAGACCATGACTCTCTAGCAATCCCGAAGTTACACGCTAAATACTTACGACTTTACAATTCCTTTAATACCTTAAAGGATCAACAGGAGTTTGAAGTCAAACGCACCTATAGAGATAGGTGGGAGTACTATACTGGTAAAGCGGAGAAACCATTTCCGATCAAACTCATCAAGACAGATGTACCTGTATATCTGGAAGCTGATGAAGTATACACTAAGTCCGTCCTTAAACTGAAGTACTATAACCAAATGGTTGAGGCATTGAAAGCCATTATGCAGGCGATCAATAACCGATCCTTCTATATTAAGAATGCGATAGAGTTCGCTAAATTCCTGAAAGGTTATGAAATCTAATGTATACATTCAGAAGAAGAACGAAGTATATCTTACTGTTGAATGCGAACCTCACGTAGGTTACGAACTAGCAGATGAGTTTACTTTTGAAGTGCCTCAAGCCAAATTCATGTCAGCGTACAAGAAGAGGTATTGGGATGGAAAAATCAAGTTATTCTCCCCAGGTACAGGCGAAATTTATGTTGGTCTTCTCCCTTATATTACTGCGTTTTGCGAAGAGAAGGGGTACGAAGTTATCCATAGGGACAACGAATTTTATGGACTTCCACAAGAAGTGGATGGATTCATTACTCCCCAAGGACTAGGGGAATGGGTTAAGACACTTAACTTACCGTTCAAGGTTAGAGACTATCAGTACAAAGGTATCTACGAAGCACTACGCAACAAGCGTAAACTATTACTGTCACCCACAGGGTCTGGTAAGTCTCTAATGATATATGCTCTGTCTAGATTCTGGGCAGCAAAGAAATTACAAACACTCATAGTAGTTCCTACGACATCACTTGTCGAACAGATGTACAAGGACTTTGAGAATTATGGATGGGATGCCAAACAGCATTGCCACAAAGTATATGCAGGTACTAATCCTGGTTCTGACAAGGACGTGATCATTAGCACATGGCAGTCAGTATATAAACTACCTAAGACATACTTTAAGAATTTTGGTGCTATAATAGGAGATGAAGCACACCTCTTCAAGGCAAAATCCTTGACTAGTATTATGAATAAACTCTATGACTGTAAGTATCGCATAGGGTTTACTGGTACTTTAGATGGTACAGAAACAAACCGCCTTGTTCTTGAAGGTGTATTTGGAACTGTTGATAAGATAACTCGTACTGAAAAACTAATTAAACAAGGACACCTTTCTGAGTTTGAGATTAAAGTACTTATCCTTAAACATGACAAGAGAACTTTTGAAACTTATCAGGAGGAGATGGACTATCTTGTTGACCATCAAGGACGCAATAAATTCATACGTAACCTAGTTTGTGACCTATCTGGTAACACTCTCGTCCTGTTCAACTACGTTGAACGGCATGGCATGCCCCTTTTTGATATGATAAATAATAAGGTAGGAGAAGACAGACTGGTCTTCTTAGTCCACGGTGGGGTCGATACTGAGGACAGGGAAAGGGCAAGAGAGATTGCCGAGACGACAAATAATTCAATTATAGTGGCATCCTATGGGACTTTTAGCACTGGTATTAATATTAGGAACTTACATAATGTTGTCTTTGCATCGCCTTCAAAGTCGAAAATCAGGAACCTCCAGTCGATCGGCAGGGTCTTAAGGAAAGGCGACCACAAAACAAAGGCAGTGCTATATGATATAGCAGATGATATATCCACTGCTACTAAAAGAAACTATACTTTAAACCATTTGACAGAACGTGTTAAAATATATAATGAAGAAAATTTCGACTATGAGTTCATTGATGTCCGAATCAGAGACTAACATGGAAGAGCAAAAGAAAATCGAATTCCTTGCAGCAATCAAATTAGTATCGGGAGAAGAAATTCTTGCGGTGACTGAACATGTTAATGATGAGAACGGTGACTATATGATAGTACAAAACCCTATAGAGATCGAAGAGGTCATGCTACAGGGTAATAAAGCAGGTGCAAAGGTAACACCTTGGATGAAATTTTCACGCGAGGAGGAATTTCTCATCCCGAAGGACAAGGTTATAACCGTCGTAGAAGTTGATACAGAGGTACAGATATTCTATGCTATGTCTTTAAGAAGACTTCATGCAGATACTGTTAAAAATAGTAGTGGAAGAATATCTACCGTAGATGAAGCTCGTATTAAATTAGATAAAATATTTAATAGCTAAGTCATCCCTTGAACTCGCACACTCGTATTGTACCAAGAATTACAACAGTTGTCAAGCCCCCCTTGCGTTTTTTAACAAAATAGTGTATACTGTATACATAAGGAGATAATATATGGCCGTTAGAAGGAAGGTACAGAGTGAGCATTATGTAAACAATAAAGAGTTTCTTGAAGCACTAATTGTATTCAAGGATAAATGTGCTGCTGCTAAGGAAGCGGATCAACCCCGTCCTCAGATCAGCAATTACATTGGGGAATGTTTTTTAAAGATTGCTACACACTTATCATATAAACCAAACTTTGTCAATTACATGTTCCGTGAGGATATGATATGTGATGGCATCGAGAACTGTGTACAGTACATAGAGAACTTTAATCCAGAGAAGTCAAGAAACCCATTTGCATATTTCACTCAGATCATTTACTATGCCTTTCTAAGACGCATACAGAAAGAGAAGAGACAGTTAGAAATAAAGAATAAGATACTAACCAAGTCAGGATATGATCAGGTCTTCCATACAGATGACAAGACTGGACATTCAGACTATAATACAATTAAGGAGAACGTAGAACTAAGAATTAAGTGACATATCCTATTACAATAGTTGATGATTTCTTTGAGGATCCTGATGCCATTGTGGAGATGGCCAATGCTTTGAAGTACTATCCACCTGACCGTGGTAACTGGCCAGGTACACGTACTAAGCAACTTCATGTGGTAGAAGAGAGGTTCTTTAATTACTTTGGTGAGAAAGTACATCTCCTTTTCCATGATGGCAAACCTGAGTACTGGAATATGCAGACGCACTTCCAGAAGATACAACCTTTCTCAGAAGATCAGTATGACCCACTCAATAGAGGATGGGTACATCAAGACATTGATACACACTTTGGTGGTATAGTATACTTAAACAAAGACCCATCCCCAGATTCAGGAACGTCGATTTATAAGACATCCTCTGGGTATGGGTTTCAGTATCCTGATGAGATTACCATGAAGGAAAAACTTTATAGGGGTGAGGAAGTAGATCCAGATGAGTATAGAAAGGTCTGGAATAAAGTACATGCACAGTACACCCCAACAGTCAGGGTAGAGAATGTATACAACAGATTTGTTTTGTTTAACAACCATACACACCATGGTGTTTATACTTTTGGCACTAAGGAACGTCTAACTTTAAACTTTTTTGGTATGGCAATGACAGGTAAGATACCACCATTGAGGAGGTCTAGATGAAATATCCAGGATTAATACCAGGTACCCAAAAAAACGTCGGGCAGCAAGAGTATGGTTGGGACTATGGAAGAATGGACTTAGATGGTAGGAAGTACGTAGATCCTATGTTAAATTTTGGTTGCTATACATTAGGGTATGGTCGTATGCAGATCATGAACTATGTACGTGACAATATGTGTATCAAACCTGAGATAGGTGAGAACTTCTTTGAAGCTCAACCTCTCAAGTTAAACAACTGTACATGGAAACTAGCAAAGATGCTCAAGGGTATTACAGGATATAGAAGTATATTCTCATTGAGTGGTAGTGACGCAGTTGAAGGTGCAGTCAAACTTGCTAGTGCATATCAGAAAGAAGTAGGTCAGCATCAACGTAATGGCATAGTTACATTCAAAGGTAGCTTCCATGGATCTACTATGTTAACTCAGAGCATGGGTGATGGTCTGTTTAATGATCCATTTTATACAATGAAACCATATCAGAATATACTAAGATTGCCAGTTGACTTCTATGTGGATCATTACAACTGGGATAATGTCATGTGTGTTGTGGTAGAGAGTTGTCCTTATGTCAATGGTATCAAACCTCATAGTGAAAGGTTCTGGACTAATATCTCACAGATACAGAAGAAAGGTGTTATTATAATAGTAGACGACATCTTCACAGGAGGAGGGAAGACAGGAAACTTTGTGGGATGGAAGAAGATCCCAGTTAATCCTGACATCTTTACAATGGGAAAAGCAATCACAGGAGGATACTTTCCATTAAGTATTGCATTATATAATGACAAGATACATGAAGCACTACCCAGAAGGTTTGACTGGGAGCATGGATTTACTTACAGCTTCAGTTTGCCAGGCATCTTAAGTTGTCTTGCATATATTAAAATACTAGAAGATGAACTCCTTATGAAGAAGCACAGGGACATCGTAGTAAGGGCGGTTGACTTGTTTCAGAATTTAGGTTATACTATCAAAGGACAGTTCGGAACGATAATTGAAATTGAACGTGAGTTTAAAGGAATGTTTACCATTCCCATTGATGCGAATGATGAATACTTTCATGTACTTGAGGGTCAGTTAAAGTGAAGATAGTAATCATAACTGATCAGCATTTTGGTGCAAGGAAATCAAGTAGAATATTTCACGACTTCTTTAAGAAGTTCTATAGAAATGTGTTCTTTCCAACACTTAAAGAACGTGGCATCACAACAGTTCTAGATCTAGGAGATACATTTGATAACCGTAGAAACTTAGATATATGGGCAGCACAGTGGGCAACCCATAATTATTTTGATGTACTTAAGGATATGGGAGTTGAAGTTCATGCCTTAGTAGGAAATCACACAGCATATTTTAAGAATACTAATTTAGTAAACACTCTCGTGACTACAGTTGGAGAGTATGACAACGTAACAATATACACTAAAGCAACTGAGGTAAAGATAGGTGGACTACCTATTCTATTCATACCTTGGATCAATGAAGAAAATCATGATGAGACATATGATTTAATAAAGAAAAGTAAATCTCCAGTAGCAATGGGACACCTAGAACTCAATGGGTTTGAAGCACACCGTGGTTATATTATGGATCATGGTGATAGTACAGCACCATATAGGAAATTTGATAAGGTATTCTCAGGTCACTATCATCAAAAAAGTATGAGGGAGAACATAACATACCTAGGTAATCCCTACCAAATCTATTGGAATGACTATAATTGTAAGCGTGGTTTCCATATATTTGATACTGAAACTTTGGAATTGGAGTTTATACCGAACCCTTATGCCATCTATGAAAAAATATACTACCATGAGGATCAGTTAAATAGTAGTAAGTTTAAGTACACAGATTATACAAATCATTTCATTAAGATCATAGTAGAAAAGAAAAAGGACACAGACAAATTTGAGTTCTTTATATCACAACTCTATGCTGCTGGTGTACATGAGATCAAAGTCATTGAGGATCCATCCTTTGAACAAGACTTGAGTGAAGAAATTGATATTGAAAAAGAGGACACACTAACCATCCTTGAAAGATATGTTGATGAAATAGAATACAAAGATAAGACTGCACTTAAATCTATTTTAAAAACCTTATACGTGGAAGCACTGGAGGTAGTATGATGTATATCCTGGCAGTTACAGGAAAAGAAAAAGAAGGTGCATACTCAGTTAAAGGATCAAAAAGTAACCAGTTAGTTTACATGTTCCTTGACAAAGACGACGCTTTACGCTATGCTGGACTCCTGGAAGCTGATGATTTTCCAGATATGTCGGTGGTAGAGGTGGATGATCGTGAGATCATTCAAGCTTGTGTCACTAGCGGTCACGAATATTATGTTGTCACTCCTGATGATATAGTAGTACCCCCTAGGGAATAATTTTTGTCTAAATGATTATTTTTAAAACTGTTCGTTGGAAGAACTTTCTTTCAACTGGTAATGCCTTGAGTGAAATACAGTTAGATGCAAGTCCTGCTACTCTGATAGTTGGATCAAACGGTGCAGGTAAATCCACATTCTTGGATGCTATCTGTTTTGGTTTATTCAACAAACCTTTTCGTAAGATAACCAAAGCACAATTAGTGAATGCGGTTAACGAAAAGGATCTGCTCGTTGAGATTGAATTTAGTATTGGTTCTCGTGACTATATGATACGACGTGGATTTAAACCTACGTTGTTTGAAATTTATCTTAATGGTTCAATGCTTTCCCAAGAAGCAGCTATGAATGAGCAGCAAAAACATCTGGAGCAAAGTATACTGAGGTTGAATTATAAATCATTTACTCAGGTGGTGATCTTAGGATCATCATGCTTTGTTCCATTCATGCAACTTAGCCCCCCTAATCGTAGAGAGGTGATCGAAGATCTCCTAGATATTCGTATCTTCTCTACCATGAATACTTTACTTAGAGACAAGGTAAAGTCAGTTAAAGAAACTCTCAGAGAATGTGAGTATCAAGTTGACCTTGCTAAGAACAAGGTTGAGATGCAACAAAACCTCATTGCTAATTTACAGGAGCAATCAAATGCAAATACCTCCAGACGAAAAGGAGAGATCAAAGATCTTGAAGGAGAAATCTCTAGCACAAATGATGCAGTTACAAAGGGATTGGGAGAACTCTCGTCTAAAGAAAAAAGCTTAGAAGCATATGGTGACTTAGATAAGGAGCAGACAGAACTCCTAGTATATCAGGACAGATTTAAAACTAAGAAGAAATCTTTTGATAAGGAATATAAGTTCTTTGATAAGAATGATAACTGTCCCACATGCCACCAAGCAATTACAGAAGAATTAAAGAACGATAAGAAGAAAATTATAAATGTTTCATTGAAAGAATTAGATGATGCAACAGTAGCATTACAACAGAAACTTGAGATCCTACTAGAGAAAATTGCTGAGAGACAGATTATACACAATGAAATCAGAGAAATTAATGACACGATCAGTTCTTACAATAAAGAAATACAATGGAAGAAAAAACAGATACAAGATATAGAAGATAAAATTAATACAGGTACGGTTGTCTCTCTAAAAAAAGAGAAAGAAAAATTAAAAGAGATTGCCAAAGATGGAATGAAGGTAGAGGAATCCCTACTTGACAGTAAGAAGACAAGGGACGACTACGATGTCGTTTCTAATATGCTCAAGGATACTGGTATTAAATCAGTTATCATTAAGAAGTATCTTCCAGTTATGAACCAGTTGGTAAACAGATACCTTAAGGAACTAGACTTCTATGTTTCATTTGATCTCAATGAAAACTTTGAGGAGACTATTAAGTCTAGGTTCAGAGATGAGTTTACTTATTCTTCTTTCTCTGAAGGAGAGAAGATGAGGATCGACCTTGCTCTACTATTCACTTGGAGAACTATTGCTAAGATGAAGAACAGTGCTAACACTAATCTTTTAATCTTAGATGAAATCTTCGACAGTTCATTGGATGGACAAGGTACGGATGATTTTCTCAAGATACTACATACAGTATCCGATAACACTAATGTCTTTGTGATCTCTCATAAAACAGAATCATTACAAGACAAGTTCGCTTCTACCTTACGGGTTGAAAAGAAACAAAACTTCTCAGTAATTTCAAAAGAAGAGTAACATGGCAATTTACAACGACGTTCCTCATGGAGGAAAAACATTCATGTCATCAGGTGCAGTACCTGGTAAAGAAATCACATCTGAAACAGCACAGACAACAGGCACAGATGTACCAGAAGATAAACAGCATTTATTTGAATCAGGTCTAGGAGAAAATCCATCTAAACCTGAGATGAATTATAATGGTAAGACATCCTTAAATGGTGGATTACATCCAGACAGTTATGTTGAGCATGACTGGTCAAGACAGGATAGACTTGACATGATTTCTAAGCTTGATGCACTCAACCATAAGTTAGATCACATCCTAGAACACTTCCATGCTAATACAACATGGACTGCTAACCTAGGTGGTGACAATCAGATCACATTTAGAAAAGATAGTGCTTGCTAGAGTATACGATAATAAGTTTGATATAAAATATCTCCACGATATCTTTACTATCATCCAAGGTAAGTTAAAATATAGAGCTTGCAACGTTGCAAATTCTTTTACGTGGCCATATCATCAGGAAGGTAGTCACAGGTTATTTGGTTCTTCTATTTTTATGAGGAACCATCCTAATATAATATCATATCTGGATAACGAGAATGCTCCTACCTTCTTTAAAATGTTTGAGCATCTATGCAGATTACTTGACTTAGACAGCACACGTGTCTATCTCAACAGGATAGATGTGAACCTTCAGCATAGCGGATGTGACGGAACGTTACATATTGACAGCAATGGTCCCACAGATCGCTCTCAGCATACTATAATGGTAATGCCTAACCCGACATGGGAAAAAGAGTGGGGTGGTAAATTCCAAATCTTTTCTGAGGACAAATCAGAAATGCTAGAGGAGTATGATTATGAACCTGGTAGGATCATAGTCTTCCCATCTCACTACCCTCATAAAGGATTAGGACCCACAAAAGAATACATATATAGGTATTCTATAGTATTTGGATTGATCCTATGAACGTACCAAACTGGCAGCATCATTCCAAGAAGGAACAGAAACGCCACCTTAAACCTCAGGCACTGCGTCAAGCAAGAAAGCGACGCAACCAGTTAAAAAAGTGTCTACTCAACCGTCCCAAGGGGCGGTTTTTTGGTATCATAGGTATATACAAAACAAAACCGAAATGAACCTCGTTAAAGAATCACTTGCTAAACTCCTTGCTCAAGAGGATCTAATAGTAGAAAGCAGAGCAGTAGAAACTGCACAGTTTAATGTTGAGACTAGAGTTCTAACTCTACCAATCTGGGAGCATGATCAGGCAGAAGTTATTGATAGTCTGATTGCACATGAGGTAGGTCATGCCCTATACACTCCTAATGAGTGGGACTTTCTTGATGAGGTTCCAATGCAGTTTGTTAATTGCATAGAGGACGTTCGTATCGAGAAGTTAATGAAGAGAAGATATGAAGGTATTCCTAAAACATTTTACAGAGGTTATAAAATTCTTGCTGATCAAGACTTCTTCCAGATCCAAGATAAGGATGTTGATATACTAAGTTTTATCGACAGAATAAATTTACAGTACAAGATCGGTAACTTTATTGATGTTAATTTCAGTGATGAGGAGAAACCATTCCTTACTAAGTGTGATGCTCTAGAAACATTTGACGATGCAGTTGCACTTGCTAAAGAGATCTGTGCATTCATGAGAGAGCAATGGGAGAAGCAACAGGAAGAGAAAACAGAAGAAGTTGAACTTCCTTCAACAAATACTAATGGTAGTACTGATAATGGTGATGACTTAGAAGATTTATCTGAAGGTCTCACACCTCAACCATCTGATACTCAGGAAACAGAGGACACACCAGAAGGTAAAGAAAAACCACAACCAAAACCACAAACATCAGGTGGTCAGGAAGCAGGTAGAAACACAGAGGAACCTCAAGAGTTTGTACCAAGTGTAGAAACACTAGATGCTCTTAACGATGGATTAAGAAGTCTTGTTAATTCTGATGCTCAAGAGTTTGATTACATTGAGTTACCTAAGACTATCTCTAGTAAGTTCTTCGTATCTAACAAAGAAGTTAGTGATCTAATGAATAATTTCTACACACAGAAAGAGAACCTTAGACATCAAAAAGATTTCTCTGATGAGTATGAGTTACACATGGCAAGAGAGTACACTAAGAATATTGATAACACTGATGCTGAGTACAGAAAGTTTAAGGTATCACAAAACAAAGAAGTTAACTATCTTGTAAAAGAGTTTGAGATGAAAAAAGCTGCAGACAGTTATGCTCGTGCTACTACATCCAGAACTGGTGTTCTTGATACTACTAAGTTACACACATACAAGTACAATGATGACATCTTCAGAAAAGTAACTACTATACCTGAGGGTAAGAACCACGGATTAATTTTCAATGTTGATTGGTCTGGTTCTATGTCCAACTGTATTCAAGATACTGTTAAGCAAGTACTCACTCTAGTATCATTCTGTCGTAAAGTTGGTATTGCCTATGATGTATATCTTTTCTCTGATAATTATGAGAAGGATGATCATAAGTACCATGAAGATCCTGAGTTAGAAGGTAAAGTAATCCTACGTGACTTCCGTATGCTCAACGTTCTATCAAGTGGTAGTAACAATAGATCTCATGACAGACAGGCACAAAACCTATTCCGTCTTGCATCATCATTCAAATACCATACAAGTTGCGGTGTACCTCATAAGATGAACTTAGGTGGAACTCCATTAAACGAAGCAGTTGTTTCTTTAAACTCTATCATCCCATTATTCAAGAAGAGAACTGGTGCTCAGAAAGTTCACGTTATCAATCTAACTGATGGTGAGGGTTTCACATTAAGATATGGTAAGAAGGTTGTTTCTCAATACAATGGTGAAGTTAGTGTTATCTCTAGAAACTGCAATCCACTTTCTATCTTACGTGATCGTCAAACTGGTAAGCAATACAAGTTTGTACCAGACAGATATGATCAGACAAATACATTCATCTATCAACTACGTGACAGATTTCCTGAGTGTGAGTTCATGAACATCCGTCTTATCTCAGGTAATGACTGGTACAGATTTAAGAGATCATGCTTAGGTTATGAGTTTGATGGTGACCTTAACGATAACACTGCATGGGCAGATGCAGACAGAGAGTGGAAGAAGACTAGATCTTTCATATGCTTATCTTCTGCATACACAGTACAGTATGCTCTAGCAATATCTGCACTCAATACAGAAGATGAGTTTACTATTGAGAAAGAAGATCCTACTAAGGCAGAGATCAAGAGAGCATTCACTAAGTCTCTTAAGGGTAAGAAAATGAACAAGAAGATCCTATCTTCCTTCATTGAGCGTATCGCATAAAACCACTTGACAAAGTGGCACACGACCCCTACACAGGGGTCTTTTATTTGGTATTATTAATACATACACAACAAATTTCAATTTTTTATTATGGCATTCGAGAGAAAACTATCCGTCAACTTCATTGATGAACTACGTGACGAATTCGGTAGTGAGATAGATGCATCTCATGTGAAGAAGTTTGCAAGAGCAAACGATTGTGCATACGCTACAGTTGCACGTAAGTTAAATGCATTCAAAGTTAAGAAGGGTTCATGGAACCTAACTGTAACTGAAGGAAGAGAGATCCTTGAAAAAGCATTATCAGCACCCCCTGTATTGCCCTCAGCAGAGCGTAACCTAGTACCTGCTACAGATACTACCTTCGTTCCATTTGGTAATTTTGCTGATGTTAAAAAGGTTATCACTTCTAAGTTATTCTACCCAATGTTCATCACAGGTTTATCTGGCAACGGTAAGACATTCTCTGTGGAACAGGCATGTGCTAAAGCAAACAGAGAACTCATCAGAGTTAACATCTCTATCGAAACAGATGAGGATGATCTCATCGGTGGTTTCAGATTAGTTGATGGCAACACAGTATGGCATAATGGTCCTGTGGTAGAAGCACTTGAAAGAGGTGCAGTTCTATTACTTGATGAGATTGATCTAGCATCTAACAAGATCCTATGCTTACAATCTATCCTAGAAGGTAAGGGTGTCTTCCTTAAGAAGATAGGTAAGTTCGTACAACCTGCTCAAGGGTTCACAGTTGTTGCAACTGCTAACACTAAGGGTAAAGGTTCTGATGATGGTAGGTTCGTAGGTACTAACGTATTGAACGAAGCATTCCTAGAGAGGTTCCCTGTTACTTTCGAGCAACAGTATCCATCTCCTGTATCAGAGCAGAAGATCCTTGAACTTCTTAATCCTAAGGATGACTTCAATAAGAAGTTAGTTGATTGGGCAGACATCATCCGTAAGACATTCTACGATGGTGGTATTGATGAGGTCATCAGTACACGTAGACTTGTACACATCGTCAGAGCATACCAAATCTTTGGTAATCGTGCTAAGGCAATTACTACTTGTATCTCACGTTTCGATGAGGAAACCAAGCAAGCATTCCAAGAGTTATATGACAAAGTGGATGCAGATGTTGACTTTGAAGAGAAAAACTGATATGATTAATGCATGGAGTTTAGCGGGTTCTATCTTGGATGGAACCCTAGACGAGGAATATCCTATTATGGACAAAACAAAAGGAAGATGGTCTGAAGAGGATGAGATCCGTGAAATGGATGATTATCCTTTAAGAGAGGATGTAAATCCCTATGAGTTTTATGAACCTACGGGTAACATAGATTTCACGGTTGACAGTGATGTTGTTTGCAAGTATGATGAAGATCAAACATTAGAACTGGCAAAGAAGTACATTGAAAGTACATACTCTCAGCATTATTCCAATGGCAACTTTCAGACACTTGATCTGATAGAAAGTATTGGTGACGCAGAAGCATTCTGCAGATCTAATGCAATTAAGTACCTGAGTAGGTACAATAAAAAAGGTCGTCCACAGGATGACATTCTTAAAGCGGTGCACTATTGTGTACTATTATATTATTTTAGTAAATGAAACTTTCAAAAGGAACACTTGACATTCTCAAGAACTTCTCAAACATAAACCAATCAATCTGCTTCAAAGAAGGAACAGAGTTATCAACTCTATCCATACAGAAGAATATACTATCACGTGCGGTTGTTGAAGAGGAGTTTCCAAAAACTTTTGCTATCTATGATCTTAGTGAATTCCTATCTGGTCTTTCACTATTTGAAAATCCTGATTTCAATTTCGAGAACGACAACTTTGTCGTAATCAAAGATAGTAAATGTCAATCAAGATATTTCTTTGCTGATCCCTCTACCATTACTCAACCTCCTGAGAGCAGAGTAGAACTTCCTAGTAAAGATGTATGTTTTAATGTTGCATGGAGTGATATCTCTAACATCATTAAGGCAGCTGCAATTTATCAGATCGAAGATCTGGCAGTTGTTGGTGATGGTGCTAGTGTTAAACTTGTCGTTCGGGACAAGAAGAATGACACATCCAATAGTTACGCTGTCAAGGTAGGGATTACCGACAAAGAATTTTGCTTCAACTTTAAAGTTGAAAACCTTAAGTTGCTACCTGGTGATTATGAGGTTACTATTAGTAAAGAGAATGCATCTCTATTCAGAGACGCAAACAGAGATCTTGAGTATCTCATCGCACTAGAACCTGATAGTAAGTATGAAGGATGATTTTCTGTGGGTCGAAAAGTATCGTCCACAAACTATTGAGGAATGTATTCTTCCATCCGATTTAAAGAATACGTTTCAATCTTTTGTTACCAATGGAGAAGTACCTAACTTACTCCTATGTGGTACTGCTGGTATAGGCAAAACCACGGTGGCAAAAGCATTATGCCATGAATTAGGAGTTGATTCTTATGTGATCAATGGGTCAGATGAGGGTCGTTTTTTAGACACTGTACGTAACAATGCTAAACAGTTTGCTTCAACAGTATCGTTGACCTCATCATCGAAACATAAGGTCATCATCATAGATGAAGCAGATAATACTACGCATGATGTACAGTTATTATTACGTGCTTCAATAGAAGAGTTTCAAAAGAACTGCAGGTTTATTTTTACCTGTAATTTTAAGAACAAGATTATTGAACCACTACATTCTAGAACTACTGTTATTGATTGCAATGTCCGAGGAAAGAACAAACAACAGATCGCAGCACAATTTTTTGAGCGATGTCGTGATATTCTTACCAGAGAAAATGTACGGTTTGATAATGCGGTGGTCGCTGAGGTCGTCCAGAAGTACTTCCCAGACTTCCGAAGAACACTCAACGAACTCCAGAGGTATTCTTCGACAGGGAATATCGACACTGGCATTCTGGCGGTACTAAATAACGTCAAACTTGGTGAGTTATTATCATCATTAAAAAACAAGGAGTTTTCTGTTGCACGTAAATGGGTTAACAGTAATTTAGATAATGATCCTAATGCTATACTAAGAACAGTATATGATAATTTGTATGATGGATTGAAACCACAGAGTATACCTCAAGCGGTTTTGATTATTTCTAAATATCAATACCAATCAGCATTTGTTGCTGACCAAGAAATTAATTTACTAGCAGCTCTTACTGAACTGATGGTGGAGTGTGAATTCAAATGATTATGACAAAACTAATGAAAAAACGTGACAAGATCAGAGCACAAATGAAATCTAGATTTTATTATATGTTCTGGGGTGCAGCAACTGTTGCTGTCGTAGGTGGTCAACTTTATGTTGGTACATCATATCGTGCTATGGCAAGATCTATGAACAGATGGTTTGATACAGCAGTTGAAGCATTGATTGGCAATTACCCACAAGAAAGACCTAGAGGTTTATACCAACCTTTGATCCCACCTCCAACAGGTGATTTTAACCGTGATCAAATAGATCTAACGGAGATTGATCCTGATGATTATATTATTTGGTTAGAGACACCTGATGAAGAAGTCTGAACTTATACATTGGAGATTACAGGCAATGTTAAGAGAGAATTCCTTTAGTGATCTCTCATACTTAGGTGTTAGAAAAGATAGTATTGGTATTCCACAGCACTGGTATATGATAGGTGGTAATGAAGTACCAGTAGATTCTATACAAGAATTGGAGTGTGTTGAAGAATGAAACTTAAAACCCCTCTAAGATATCCTGGTGGTAAATCTAGGGCAGTTCCAAAGTTACTGCAATATTTGCCTAGTAGAGATATAACAGAATATCGTGAACCTTTTCTAGGCGGTGGTAGCATGGCCATAGAAATGACTAGGAGATTACCTGAGGAGGTACCCATTTGGGTTAATGATTTATATGAACCGTTGTATAATTTCTGGGTTCAGTTAAGAGACAATGGTGACTATCTTCATCGTGAGTTGATGAGAGTAAAGAACTTTCATCCTGATGAAGAATCAGCAAAGATATTATTTTTAGATGCAAAGGAGAAACTAAATGAAACTGACATTGACCCGAAGGATAGAGCGGTCCTTTTTTATATTATTAATAAGTGTTCTTTCAGTGGTCTCACAGAGAGCAGTTCATTCTCAAAAGCAGCAAGCAATTCAAACTTCTCCATTCGGGGAATTGACAGATTGCCAGAATATAGCGAACTCATCCAACGATGGAAGATTACTAACCTTTCCTACGAGGAACTCGTTTCCGATGAAACGTTAACTTTCATCTATGCAGATCCTCCTTATGATATTAAGGATGCTCTGTATGGACATAAGGGTGATAAGCATAAAGGATTTGATCATGCAAGGTTTGCTGATACATTTGACAAATGCTTATGTAATGTTATGATAAGTTATAACAACCACCCTGATATTGTTATGAGATTTTTAGAGTGGTGTCAGTATGACTTCGCTCATACTTATACAATGAGATCCACAGGTACTTACATGAAGGATCAACACAAACGTCGTGAATTATTAATTACAAATTATGGGAAGTTTGGGGGTTCGTGTACTGCCATCAGGTAAGGCACAACTATATCACACACGTAGAGGTCCATACTCTACATTCGGTACCGATATCGCTACCGCAATAATCCAAGGTGGTGAAATCCACTGTAATACAAAACAAGGGAGAACTATGATTTACAGAATAAACAATTCTGAAACTGGTGTTGTCGGTCCTGTGAGGGTTTGGTAATGGCAGTAAACTTATTTCCAGATTTAACTCCACCAGAAGGTGTTAAACAACATCCAGTATTTAAAAGATACTATGTAAGTAGGGATGGTGAGGGCATATATCGTACACCAGGAGAGTATGATATCAACGGTAGATTTGGTGAGATCAACGAATGGGGAACCATCAAATTAAATTATGGTTTACAGGGAAATAATAAAGATACAAAGTATCATTATTTCTGTGTGAATATTTCTCATCATAATGAAGATGGCACAAGAATAAAACAAACAACAAGATCTGTACATCTGATGGTCGCTGATTGTTGGATGAGACCACCTCGTGATGGTGAGGAAATCTGTCATGGATCAAAAGGACATAGATGTAATCATGTTGAGAATTTAAGATGGGGAACTCATCTGACAAATATGTCAGAAACAAGGGGTAGGAAATATGCTAGAACTAAGAAGAGTTCTGGTGTTGGAAATCTTGCAACCTTGATCAATGAAGTATGAACTTAAAGACTGGCTTAATTCTATCAACTTCAGTAAGAAAGATCTCCTTGCTGATGACCCTACAGCGATATCTTCTTATCCTCCTTACATCATTAATAGATGTTTGTCTGGTACTCTGGATAGTATCTTATTGGCGAACGAGATAAATCTTAATTCCCATGTCGATAAGGACATGCAGTATTCTTTCTACCTATATACTTTGAGGAAAAAGAAAAGGTTTTCCCCGTGGTTGAAGAAAGAACAAGTCGAGGACTTGGATCTGGTCAAGAAACACTATGGATATAGTAATGAAAAAGCGAAGGTCGCATTAAGTCTTCTAACCAAATCTCAAATTGAATCTTTACGACACAAATATGACATGGGAGGAAAGAAATGAATGCGATCGAAGAAGTCCAATGGACTGCCGAACAGATGGTGGAAGTTGGGTTGAAGGAACCCGATGACTTCCTTAAGGTTAGAGAAACATTAACACGTATTGGAGTAGCTTCACGTAAAGAAAAGAAGTTATATCAATCGTGTCACATCCTTCACAAACAGGGTAGATATTATATTGTACATTTTAAAGAACTGTTTGCTCTTGATGGTAAGAAAGCAAACTTAAGTACAAATGATGTACAACGTCGTAATCGCATAGTACAGTTGCTAGGTGATTGGGGATTAGTATCCATCAACGCTAAAGAAGTTATAGCAGACGTAGCACCTCTAAGTCAGATAAAAGTCCTTGCTTATAAAGAGAAAGGAGATTGGACATTAGAGAGTAAATACAATATTGGAAAAAAGAAAGAGGATTAACCGAACTCATAGTATCGGTTTATACCATAACACTTTTTTATAGTTCGTGCTTAAATAATAGTGTACGCTTCGGGTACACAAATTAAACACTCGCTTATTTAAGGAGAACTATTATGAACTTAGCAAGATACCATGCTGCAAATCTTCCAGAACTTATAGAGAAGATTAATCGTAACAGCATAGGAATGGATGAATACCTCAATCGATTCTGGGATGGAGTAGATACGACTTCCAACTACCCACCATATAACATAATCGAAATTAACAATGTGGAATCGAGGTTGGAGGTTGCCTTGGCGGGCTTCAAAAAAGATGAACTCAAAGTCTTTACGGAGTTTGGAAAATTACATGTACAAGGCAGCAAAGAAGAACAGGAAGATGCTAGAGAATTTAGACATAGAGGACTGGCCAGCAGGTCGTTCTCTAGGGTCTGGACACTCTCTGATGATACCGAAATACGAGGAGTCGAATTCACCGACGGATTGCTCGTGGTACAACTGGGAAAAGTAGTTCCAGACCATCACGCTAGAAAGGACTTTATCTAGTCCTACATAAGAGGGGTTGACAAACGTTGACCCCTCCTTTATAATGTTTATATAAGAGCTAGCTAGAATGGCAAAAAAGAAAGAACCAATTAATGTAACTCCCAAAGGTATTGATAATACACTCGTTAATCCTGATAGGATTAAAGTTGTTATACTTCACAATGGTGATCAAATTATTACAGACTTACAAGAAGCAGTTGATAAGACTAATAACCAACGTCAAGCATATATCTTTAATTTCCCTTACTTAGTAGAGTACGACAAACCTAAGACAGATGGAACTACTGGTATAGTAGAAGATCCAGAAGTTAAAGTACACTACTCTCCATGGTGTCCTCTCACACCAGAAACTAGAATAGCAATCAATCATAATATGGTTATAACTATCCTAGAACCAGTCCCAAGTTTGCGTGATACATACATTACTAATGTACGCAAGATGGGTGGACAAGTAGAATGAGCGTAACGCTTTTATTATTAAGATCAGGTGAAGAGATTATAACTGAAGCACAGGAGGTCTTTGATCCTGAGACTAAAGACCCTGTTGGTTTTAAGTTGCACAAACCCTTTCGTCTAGAGATTGTCTCTGACGCTGAGGGTGGTATTGTGCTTGATAGAACTAAAGGTTATCAAGTATCATGGTTCCCATGGGCACCCCTGAGTAAGGATAGAGATTTCTTTCTACCTGGTTCTCATGTGATTACAGCATACGCTCCTTTGGATAGTATTGCTGAACAATATGTGAATGCCATTAAGGAAGACTTTTACAATGAAAACTTCAAGAAACATGAAGATGCCATTGCAGGTGCTTTTGAGGATGACATGGACATGGAAGACATCTTTAAAGAAGCAGAAAAATTATTGGAGGATGATGATGGAAGTGATGGTAGTGATCCTACGATCGGGAATACACCTGATATCGAAGGTGGAACAACTGGAGGAGGAACCGAATTGCCACCTTCAGGATCCGTACCTAGTCAAGGATGATGGCACATTAGAACCTTGGCCACGTTACACAACTGACACAGACGTATTGCTATATTCTGAAACTCTTGCTACAATAGTAGAACCGACAAACGAAATCAAAAAGAAATACGAGATCGTTACCAAATGAGTTTCTATACAAACGTCCAAATGGTTGGAGACAACTTGCTTTATCTTGGATACGAGAATGGACAACGTATTCAACGTAAGTTCAAGTTCTCTCCGACACTTTTTATTGTCACAGATAAAAAAACAAAACATAAAACTCTTGATGGTAGGTATGCCAAACCAATAAGGTTTGAATCTATTAAAGAAGCACGTGCTTTCAGAGAGAAGTACGCTGAAGTACAAAATTTTGAGGTTCATGGTTATGACAGGTATCTCTATCAATTCATATCGAAAGAGTTTCCGAAGGAAGTTGATTACGACCTTAAAAGTCTTAAAATTACATCTCTTGATATCGAGGTGGCATGTGAAAATGGCTTTCCTAACGTGCAGGAATGCTCGGAACCTCTTCTTAGCATTACAGTCCAAGACCATATCACCCGTAAGATCATCGTATGGGGTACCAAACCGTATGAAAACAATAGAGATGACGTTCGTTATATATTATGTGACGGTGAAGAACATTTGCTCCGTTGTTTTCTTGACTATTGGATTACTAATTTCCCAGATATTCTCACGGGGTGGAATGTAGAACTTTATGACGTACCATACATCTGTGGTCGTCTTGAAAGATTATTTGGTGAGAAAGAAATGAAGCAGATGTCTCCATGGAGCATCGTGCATAGAGAGGAGATGGAGATAAAAGGTCGTACCCAAATACTGTACAACATGTATGGTATTAATGTCGTGGACTACCTTGACTTATACAAGAAATTCACATATACTAATCAGGAATCATATCGCTTAGATCATATAGCTTTTGTTGAACTAGGGCAGAGAAAATTAGACCATAACGAGTTCGAGAACTTCAAAGATTTCTATACAAAAGATTGGCAGAAATTTATTGATTATAACATTCTTGACGTGGAACTTGTGACACGTTTAGAAGACAAGATGAAGTTGATAGAACTTGCTATTGCTCTAGCATACGATGCTAAGGTAAACATTAGGGATGTATATTATCAGGTGAGGATGTGGGACACCATCATATATAATTTTCTGAAGAATAAAGGAGTTGTTGTCCCACCAGCAAAACGATCAGACAAGAACGAAAAGTACGAAGGAGCATATGTCAAGGAACCGATACCAGGACGCTATAATTGGGTGGTTAATTTTGACCTCAATAGTTTGTATCCTCATCTCATTATGCAGTACAATATTTCCCCAGAAACGCTCTTGGACAGAAAACACCCAACCGCTACGGTCGATAAGCTCTTACAAAAGCAAGTTGAGATAAAAGGTGAGTATTGTGTAGCACCTAATGGTGCACAATATCGTAAGGATATACATGGGTTCTTACCTGAGATTATGCAGAAGATTTATGATGAACGTACGTTATATAAAAAGAAAATGCTCCAAGCGAAACGGGATTATGAAGTTTCGCCAAGTGCCAAATTACAAAGAGATATTAGTAAATTCAATAACATCCAAATGGCTCGAAAAATACAGCTCAATTCGGCTTATGGTGCCATTGGAAACCAGTACTTTAGATACTACAACTTATCTAATGCTGAGGCGATTACTTACGGTGGGCAATTTAGCATCCGTTGGATTGAAGACAAAATGAATGTGTACCTCAACAAGGTACTGAAAACAAAAGGAGAAGATTATGTTATTGCTAGTGACACTGATAGTATCTACCTCAATATGGGTCCTCTGGTCGAGACTGTATACAAGGGGAGAGAGAAAACTGATCAAAGCATTGTGTCGTTCCTTAATAAGGTCTGTGAGATGGAACTTGAAAAGTATATTGAAAGTTCTTACCAAGAATTGGCCGACTACGTAAACGCATATGATCAGAAGATGATCATGAAACGTGAGAATATTGCATCGAGTGGTATCTGGACAGCAAAGAAAAGATACATGCTCAATGTGTGGGACTCAGAAGGTGTAAGATACAACAAACCAAAACTTAAAATGATGGGGATCGAAGCAGTTAAATCTTCGACACCTGCACCATGTCGTGCTGCCATTAAAGATGCTATTAACATCATGATGGATGGCACAGAAACCGATTTGCAATCCTTTATAAATTCTTTTAAGGATGAATTTAATTCGTTACCGCCTGAAGATATAGCATTTCCTAGGTCAGTCAATGGGTTACGCAAATTTAAAGCGTCAGGAACCGTGTATACAAAGGGCACCCCTCTACATGTTCGTGGAACTTTGCTTTATAATTTTTATATCGCAAAGAACAAACTTGAATACAAGTACCCACTCGTACAAGAGGGCGAAAAAATAAAATACATTTACCTGAGGCGACCAAACAAAGTTAATAACGAAAACGTGATCTCTTTCCTTAATACATTTCCACGTGAACTGGGAGTGGAAGGGCAGATAGATCGTGATGCCCAATTTAAAAAGGCTTTCCTAGACCCTTTACGAATCATCACAAATGTGATAGGATGGGAGACAGAGAAAGTATCTAATTTAGAATTCTTATTTTCATGACTTCATTTTTAAAAACCATTGTTAAAGAAATTGACAATGAATATGCTGGTCTTATGAACGAAGGTGGAGTAGGTGACATAAACTCATTCGTTGATACAGGATCATATATCTTTAACGCACTCTGTAGTGGCAGTATCTATGGTGGTGTACCAAGTAATAAAATTACTGCACTAGCAGGAGAGAGTGGTACAGGTAAAACTTTCTTTTGTCTAGGTATTGTACAGAACTATCTTGCTGAGAACTTAGACGCAGGTGTTGTGTACTTTGAGTCTGAAGCTGCTGTCACCAAAGAGATGATAGATGAACGTAACATTGATGGTTCACGTATGATCTTAGTTCCTGTAACTACTGTTCAAGAATTCAGAACTCAAGCAATACAGATATTAGATAAATATCTTGCATTGGACACAAAAGATCGCAAACCAATGATGTTTGTGTTAGACTCATTGGGAATGCTTTCAACGTCTAAAGAACTAGCAGATAGTGCCGAGGGTAAAGACACTCGTGACATGACTAGAGCACAAGTTGTGAAAGCAATATTCAGAATTCTTACACTCAAATTAGGAAAAGCTAATGTCCCTCTTATCGTCACAAATCATACCTACGATGTCGTCGGTGCTTACGTCCCAACCAAAGAAATGGGTGGCGGTAGTGGCCTTAAGTACGCTGCTAGTACGATCATTTACCTCTCGAAGAAAAAAGAGAAAGACGGTAAAGATGTCATCGGAAATATTGTCAAAGCTAAGGCAGCAAAGTCTCGTCTAACAGTAGAAAATTCACAAGTAGAAACGAGGTTATACTTTGATGCACGTGGACTTGACAAATATTATGGACTATTAGAATTGGGAGAGAAGTATGGAGTCTTTGAGCGTAAAGGAAATAGGATCGTTGTTAATGATAGCAGTGTATATCCTTCTGCAATACTTAAGGATCCAGAGAAATATTTCACACAAGAGATAATGGAGAAACTTGATTGGGCATCTAGTCAAGAGTATAAGTATGGAAAGGAGAAAGTATAATGTTTGCAGGCATGAAACCTCCCTCTCTTAACATAGAGGATTATAAAAATAATACACAAGGATCAGACATTAAAGTACTGTTTCCTTCTCTAGTATTTCAAGCAAAAGCAAAAGGATTTGCAGAACTTCAAGATGAAATGATTGGGTACTGTTATGGTGAACGTGGTAGAGATCCACAAGGTACATCAGCAACTAATATAAATGGTTGGCAGTCTCAAAATAATTATCACACAAAGCAATCAACCATACTAAATGTACTATCCAAAGGTCTAGCTTCCATTGGTGGATTTAGAGAAGGATTTGGTTTGAAAATGACAGGTATGTGGATCAATATTAATCCACCAGGTTCACTTAACAATGGACATAATCATCCTAACTGTGATCTTGCAGGTGTTATGTGGATTAAAAGTCAACCTGAGTGTGGTAAGATAGAATTTGAAAATCCAAATTACTATAATCACCCTAATATAGCAGGTTATTCTGATGATCTGATAGAAAGTACAGACATATTTCCTGCATATGATTTTGCACCTAAGGATGGTGAGATATTATTGTTCCCATCTTACTTACGTCATGGTGTACACGTTAATAATTCAAAAGAAGATAGGATATCTGTCGCATTTAACTGTGTTTTGGTGAAGGTATGAGAGACGATTTATTTGCAATCCCAGTTAGAAAGTATCACGTAGAAAATAACCAAGATTATATTGATTTTTGTGTTAATATATGGAAGGAAAATAGGTTCTCATCTGTTTCTCCTTTTTTATATGGTGTAAAGGAATTTAACCCTCATCTAACTCAGTTATATACTGATTTGATAGAGCAATTTCTTACTGATATTGGGTGTTATGACACTCATGAAGTCACTATGGATGCTATCATCCTTAAGGTGTTAGAGAAAGGAGAAAGTACAGATAGATTTGATACTTTACCAAGTCACTATACTATGATACATTACGTGGATGTAGTGGATGGTGCAGCATCTGATACATTACATCATCCCTCACGAGCAATGCTTCAAGCATTCAAACCAGCAGTCATTGATGAATGGCAAGATGCAGCTGGCTTGTATATAAACAAAGGGGATGCTATAATATATCCATCCTATATGGAGCATAGTTCTCCCGTACAGACGGAGACTAGAATTACTTTAACAGTTCCACTAATTTTGAAACTTAATGAACAGGGTAGAGAACCTAATACTTAAGAACCTTCTTCTTGATGAAGTCTTTGTAAGAAAGTCTTTGCCTTTTATCAAGGCAGAATACTTCAATGACTTTCTAGAGAAGAATTTGTTTGAAGTTATATCTAAATATTTTACGCAGTACAATGCTTTACCTACTAAGGAAGCACTAGAGATTGAAGTTGGTCAATTAGATACTCTATCTGATGATCAGTATAAGAGTATAATAAACGTAATCAGAAGCATAGACGATGAAAAGTCTGAACCTGATTGGATTTTGGATGTTACAGAGAAGTGGTGTAAAGATAGAGCATTGTATATCGCATTGATGTCTTCAATTAAGATTGCAGAAGGCAATGATGAGCAGAGAGCAGCAGGTTCTATACCTGCTATACTATCAGACGCATTAGCAGTATCATTCGATAACCACATAGGTCACGATTACCTTGAAGACTACGAAGAAAGGTACGAATTCTACCATAAAACTGAAGACAAAATACCTTTTGATCTGGAATTCTTCAACAAGATCACAAAAGGTGGGTTACCTAATAAAACTCTCAACATTGCTCTTGCAGGTACTGGTGTGGGTAAGTCTCTCTTCATGTGCCATGTTGCTAGCTCTGCTCTACTCCAAGGTAAGGATGTTTTGTACATCACTCTTGAGATGGCAGAAGAAAAGATTGCCGAAAGAATAGATAGTAACCTTTTAAATTGTGATATACAAAACTTAAATCAGTTACCTAAGATGATGTATGAGAATAAGGTGACAAGTATTGCTAAGAAAACTGAAGGTAAGTTAATAGTTAAAGAATATCCTACTGCATCAGCACACTGTGGTCACTTCAAATCATTACTGAATGAATTGGCCTTGAAAAAATCATTCAAACCTGATATAATATTCATAGACTACCTCAATATATGTGCGTCGTCACGTTTCAAAGGCAATGCAGGCAATGTCAATTCTTACTCGTACATCAAGGCGATTGCGGAGGAGCTTCGTGGTCTTGCTGTGGAAGCAAATCTACCGATTGTTAGTGCTACTCAGACTACTCGTTCTGGGTTTGCTTCTAGCGATATTGACCTTACCGACACATCTGAATCTTTCGGACTTCCTGCTACTGCTGACCTTATGTTCGCTCTCATTTCTAGCGAGGAACTCGAAGGACTTGGACAGATAATGGTTAAACAATTGAAGAACAGGTACAATGATCCTACAGTTAACAAGAGATTTGTAATTGGTATTGATAGAGCAAAGATGAGGTTGTATGATGTTGAGCAAAGTGCTCAACAGAACTTGTCTGATTCAGGACAAGATGACATGGAGAAAGTCGAGGAGAATTTATCTAAGAAATTTGCCAGTCTTAAAGTATAATACATAGATTTGAGAAAGAATTTACTATGACAATAGATTTTGATAAGTACAGTCATTTCGTGGATACTGTCACAAGCGATAGTTCTAAAGATTTTGTCTATCTTGCTGATCGTTTGGTTGAACTTGACCAAAAGGGTGCCAATATTGAACGCCTTACCACTGCTGGCGTTGGGCTTGCTGCTGAGTCTGGAGAGTTTCTGGAGATTGTTAAAAAGATGGTCTTCCAAGGGAAGCCATGGAACGATGATAATAGAAAGCATCTCATTATTGAGTTGGGTGATGTTATGTGGTATGTGGCACAAGCTTGTATGGCTTTGGACATATCTTTTGACGAGGTAATTAAAGGAAACATCAAGAAGTTAGAGAAAAGATATCCTGGTGGTAGGTTTGATATTAACTACTCGGAAGTACGTGCAGAAGACGACCTCTAAATTTCATCAAGCATTCCCTCTTATCATATATGAGAAGAAACTTACTGGTTTTTTGAACATATTATACAAAGGATTTGATGATGGTAAATTTGACAACAGTACTGGTAAGATAACAGGTGAATTAAACGGTAAAGTTTTAGTCCATCAAGATAGGAGACTAGAACAATTTTTTAGAGCCGTGAAGAAATGTGCCATTGAGTACTTGGATCAGTTTGCAATAGATAAATCCACTTTTGATGTCAATTTTGTCAAGACTTGGTTTACTATATGTGATCCTGGTCAACACTTCCCATGTCACTACCACTCATGTGCACATATATCATGGGTGTATTACATACAGACACCTGGTGACCCCTTAATACTACATAAAAAGAACCCTAATGAATGGTTTGGAGATGCGTTTAAACTTATTAAAGAAAATAGATTTAACAACGGTGATGGATATGCGATCACCCCTCAACCTGAGCATCTTATTATGTTTCCTGGTAATCTTGAACACTATACTACTCCTCAACCCAGAGAACATAGAAGAATTAGTCTCGCTGGTGACATCGTTTTAACCCTCAAGCATAGAACTGACACAGAATCTGGGTTACTCCCTCCTAAATATTGGAAAAGCTTCTAGTAGGGAATGGCATACCAGAACATTGATCAAAGAGATTTAATAAAAGCAATCAAATCCCGTTCGATTAAGGAAGAGATGGAGATGATTATGGATGTTGCGGGTCAAGATGCTATATGGAGACATGATCCTAACATAAAATATGGTAACTGGGATGGTAAATCATCATTTGGTGTCAAACCAGACCAACCTTGGATCTCACTCAAGACCAGTGAGAGTGCTGTGAGAAGATTGATCACACGATTTAAGAATAGTTACATAGCAGCGAGACCATTAGATGTTAATACAGGTGCTAAACCACATATTACACTGTTTGTTGGTACTCAGAAAGTAAAGTTTCAAGCAACAGGTAAACTAACTGACTCTACTGGTAAGAGTATTAGTGAAGCAACCATGACAGAGATGCAAGAACTTGGTTCTGCCTTTGTTTTTAGGAGAGCAATACAAGATAACGCAACGTGGAAGGATGCAGATGCATTGAAGGCAGATGATGTCACCATGAATGGTATTAAAGATATATGGAAGAGAGTTGGTAAGGTAAATGAGGTAGATGACACTTGGTTAGAGAACTTTTACAAGCAACAGAAAACATTGCTTGCCAAGATAGGTAAACCTGCGTTCACAGAGTTCAATCGTAACGGTGGGTTCATGGAATTCATCACTAAAATAGTTAAAGATAATTTTAACATCAGTGCTAAGGACAACTGGAACCCTGCTGACATCTGGTTGATACAAAATGAGTCTACGTGGACAAAAAGGATAGATACTGCGGTAAATTCTGGATCAACAGGACGTTCAAAAGCAAAGTCAATTACTGAATTAAATGCTATAATGAGAGTGTTGTTTGCAAACAAACAAGTGTTTGGTATTTCTCTCAAAAAGGTAGCTGCAGGAAAGGATGCACGAATAGAATTTGTGAATGATAAGAGTGAGTTCTTTGCCAACTTAGCTAAGATGCGTTTTTCATACATTGCTGCTGACTGTAAGATGGGTAAGAAGAAAGATAAAGAAGGAGCAATAACTTTAACTACTCAGGACACAAGAGTATATGTAAAGGATGGTGGTAACACATATAATTTCCAGATCAAAGGTAACAATAGTACTGGGATGTCTAATTTAAAATACGAACCCACTTCATCTGGTGCTACTGCTGCTAGATTAGGTAAAGCAACTGTTGAATTGGTAGAACAATTACTAAAAGATTATAATTTAAACTTTACAAAAGATAATGCATCATATCCTCAGACTGCAAAAGAGTTTATTGATGATAGTACTGATTGGAAAGGTCTCATCGGTATTTTGCAGAAAAATAGAGTACAAATAGATGCTAAATCTGCAGACGAAGCATACGATAACCTAGCATTTGTATTTGGTACAAAACCTCACGTAGCAAACTCTAAATGTCAACAAATTAAATGGTTGAGTGAGTTCTTATCTCTCACACCTGAGGACAGAGATCAGTTTGGAACTGACATGGTATTTCTTGCCAAAAAAGAAGGCACAAAATACGGACCATTTGCTAAAATATACTAATGAGTAAGAACACACACCTAGAACACTTAGAAGATAGTATTCTCCTTGATGGTAAGGAGGGTGCAACGGATGCTTTTATGTTCTTAGATGAACTTGCTAAGACTTTTAGTTCTGGTGGTGACAGTAACTTAAAAATTACTACCAAATGGGACGGTGCACCTGCTGTATTTTGTGGTACATATCCTGAGACTGGTAGGTTCTTTGTTGGTAGTAAATCTATCTTCAACAAAGATGCTAAGATTAATTTTACACACGCAGATGTGGATGCAAATCATGGTAGTTCACCTGGTCTTGCTTCTAAATTGAAGGACTGTTTGACATATCTACCTGCTCTGGGTATCAAAGGGGTGGCACAAGGTGACTTACTTTTTACTGATGATAAAGAGAAGAAGAAAATAGATGGTAAAGACTGTCTTATATTCCAACCTAACACTATTACCTATTGTATACCCTCTGAGGATGACTTATATGATAAGGCAGTGAAAGCAAAACTTGGTATAGTATTTCATACCAGTTATTCTGGTGGTACTATCAGCTCATTGCAAGCTTCTTTTGGATATAATGTTAAGAAGTTGAATAGTAGTAACGATGTGTTGGTACTGAGTGCTGAGACAGAGCAACTTGGTAATGATATTTTACTCAATAGTTCTGAGAAGAATGAATTAGTTAAAATAAAATCGTCAAGTGGTACTCTTGTGGCAGGTAGTTTCCTAGACACTATGGCAGAGCACAATGCAGGTAAAGATCAGTTGGCTGTGGGTACTAGACTAAAGATATTCTTCAACCAGTATGTCAGAAGGGGTCAGAAAATGGGTACATCTACTACAGTTATAAAGGAATTTAAGACATACTTTGAAGCAGAGTGTAAGAAGGCAGCAGATAAATTAAAGACACCGAAAGGTAAGGCAGGTAAACTTGCTAAGTTATATGAGGGTCAAGATCTTATTGAAAAACATGAAAAAGATCTGATTAATACTATTGACTTGTATAAAAATCTTCAGTTAGCAAAGGAAATGTTCATCCGTAAACTAGAGAAGGGTGAAAGATTTGGTACATATCTCCGCACGGAGAATGGGTACAAGATAACAGCACCTGAGGGGTACGTTGCTATTCAAGAAGGTAAAGGTGCAGTGAAGTTAGTTGATCGTTTGACATTCTCAGTTGCAAACTTCAACGTAGAAAAGAACTGGGTTGCAGGAGACGGTAAATGAAGACATGTCATTTTACATTTGGTAGGTTTAATCCACCAACCATAGGTCATGAGAAACTTATAAAGGCAGTATCAAGTTATGCAGGTTCTGGTGACTATTTGATCTACCCATCACAGACATTTAAGAAACCAAATAACCCATTACCCTATGAATATAAGGTAGAAATAATGCAGAAGATGTTTCCGTGGGCAAAGATAGAAACTGAAGCATGTTGCAATACTATTATCAAGGTGGCACAGGATATGATGATGAAAGAGTACACTGATATAGTGATGGTGGTAGGTTCTGATAGAGTAGCGGACTTTGATAAGTTATTACAGAAACAAAATAGCATAGACTATGCATTCAAGACTATTAAAGTTATATCTGCGGGTGATAGAGATCCAGATGGGGATGGTGCAGCTGGAATGTCCGCAAGTAAGATGAGAGAAGCAGCAAAAGAAGTAAAAACTAGTGAATTTATAAAGGGAATACCCGATACTTTGGACACTAATGAGAAGATGGAGCTCATGCAGAAGGTTAGAAGTGGTATGGGCTTATAAATAAACTTGATATGTACACATATATTAATGAAATCTTTCTCTGAATTCGCAAAGAAAACTAAAGTTGCGGAAGCAAAGATCACCAAAGATAAGTTCTATAAGAATGAAGTCTATAAAAAAGGTGAATGGATTCTTACTGAGAACGGACAAGTAGGAAAGATTTTACGTCGAGGACCTAACTATGTGTTGTGTCTTACTGCTGAAGAAACTACCTTCCGCACTTGGATTACAAACATAAAAGAAGCATTTGAGACTGGTACTGACGCATATCGAGAGTATGTTATGTCGCTTACACCTGGCCAGAAGGTACAGAAACCTGAAGGTACAGTTCCAGTTAAGCAAACAATTCCAACAGATCCCAAAAAAGATAAGATGAGCCATCACGAGGAAAAGACTTTAGCACAATTAGCTGCAGAAACAAGTCTAAACACAAAGTTTAAAAGTGTCGAAGAGACATGGAGATATGATTACTCCGCAGTCATGGGTAATACAGACATCAAAGGCAAAGGAGCTGATGGTGTTGGAGGTGGTGACGCACCTGGTATGAAACTTGCAGAACCAAAGGGTGAAGAAGGCAAACCAAGCATCAAAAAGGTAAAGCATTCATGTGCTACTAAGGTAGAACATGCAGAGTGGGGTGAAGGTAACTGTATAAAAGGAGAGCACACACTACTAGAAGATGGAACAGTAACACACTATGATGTTATGTTCGAGCATGGACTAGAGAAAGACGTTCCTGTTGAGACACTCAATATCAAGAAAGAGGCAGTGCATGAGCATGTTGCTAGACCAGAAAGAAATCCTGATCAGGATGAAGTAAATACAGATCTACCTGCAGGACCACATGGACAGACTTTCGTAGAACCTGCAATCAAGTCAGAGGGTAATTACAGTAAAGGTAGTAAGAAGAAAAAGGAACAGGAAGAAAGAGCTGAAGTCGTAGGTGAGGGCAAGGGTCTCTATGCTAACATCCATGCTAAGAGAAAGCGTGGTGATAAGATGCGTAGTAAGGGTGACAAGGGTGCACCAACTGAGAAAGACTTTAAAGACTCAGCAAAGACAGCTAAGAAAGAAGAAGTTGAACAAGTTGCTGAGTTGTTTGGTAAGAAGAAGGAAAGAAATAAAAGAGACCAAGGTGAATTAGACAGAGCACAAGCATTCATCAAGAAGAATCCAAACTTCGGTAAGGATAAGAAGAAGAAAAGTAGTGCTTCTAAGAATGAATCATTTACATTCTCAAAATTCAGGAGTGTAACTGAAAAAAAGTAACCTCGACTATCGAGGTGATGCCTGAGTTAGAGGATCCCGATGGTCGTAAACATGGCAATGAACCAGCTCCTAAGGTTGACGAGAAGACTGGAAAAGTAAAGACAGCTTGCAATCACACCAAAGAAGGGGTAGAATGTCCAGTACACGGAAGTGATGAGTGTCCTAAAAAATAGTATATGAGAAAAATTTGGCAAGAGGAGGTGCTAACACCACTCTCCTCGTTTTGTAATCTAAGAGATCAGTATAAAGTTATAATACCAGAGATAATAAAATTTGTTGAAGTAAATCAACCCATATTATCTGAGTGGGTTCTTGACAAGTGGGTTGAGGATAGAAACTTAGGAAGAGTACAGCTCTGGGATGGTTCATGGAAGGTTATACCCATGCCACTTAATCCTGTGGGTACAACTGCAACTGAAGAAGACTTTGAACTCAGCGAGATGGTATCATTCGTTGAGTTATTTAATACTACGGTAGAGAAGGTACAAGAAG